ACACTGACAACAGAAATCAGAGTCAGAACACCCAACAACAAGTTGGCGCACCATTGACAAATGCAAAATATCCAAGACTTGCATATGGACAATCTAGAGACTTTTAAAAATAAAGGGGGGAACGCAGTTCCCCCCTTTACTCAGTTACTCGTTTGCGAGTTTTTCAAAATAAGACATTGCATCATCGTCGTCTTCCTCTGACACAGTAGGTGCTGGTGCAGGGGAAGTGTCAACCTTGGGTTCTGCAACTGGTGCATCTTCCATGATATCCTCTGCCTTACCAACCGTTACTGTACCGGCAAGAACTGCATCGAGCCGTGCCTTAAGTTCGTCATATGACTTGAAGGCAGAAGGTGCAGTGAAGTCTGCGAGTGAATACTCCGTCTTCCACAGTGCCTCAATCTCCTCATCATTGTCGAACAGGGCAGATGGGTCTGCAAACTCTGACTTGTCATAGTTCCAGTATCCATCTACCTTGCGAAGCTTCAACTTGAAGTTCGCACCTTCCCAGAAGTCAAAGGGATTGACAGGAGTTTCATCTTGGAATGCGGGCTGCATTGCCTCCATGATCTTGTCAAAGATTTTCTTACCATAACGGTAGAGGAAAACCTTACCCTCGTTCTGAGGATTTGCAGGGTCTTCTACAACATAAATGTTGGAGTAGTACTGCAACTTACGCTTCTGCTTTCGTGCAATCTCCTTATCGGACTCAACACCTGAGTTCCAGAGTTTGGAGTTGTACTCTGACACAGGGTCATTCTGACCCACAGTGGTGAGAGAGTTCTCAATGTACCACTGACCTGTTGGACCTTGGAACGCATGGTTCCAGACCTTTGCCCAAGGCATGTCCTCACCCTCTGGTGCGGGAAGGAAACGAATGACTGCATACCCGTTACCAGACTTATCCATGACTGGCTTCCAGAGACGTTCATCAACGTAAGACTTCTTTTCTTGAGGGGCAGACTCTTTCTGGGCAGCACCCAGCAGTGAGTCAAGACTGTTCTGTTTCTTCAATGCCGCAAGTGACATATCTTTCTCCTTATGTTAACGTATGTTTTCGTATGTTAAAGTATATTCAATTTATCACAAAGACTGCTTTTTGTCAAGTACTCTAGATTATTAAATTTACCATTTTGATCCGTTAGAAAAAACTCTTCTTGACCGAAGCGGTCCACAGGATCAACCCAATAAAACTTAACATCCTTATACTCTGTAAAAACAGTTTGCATCTGGTTAATCCAATTGACTGAATTAAAACCTTTTGCATCACTTGACAGATAGTTATCTGTCCCTTTATATACATTGTTCAATGGCTCGTCATATGTTGACAAATCAAATCCCAAGATATAAACTTCTTCTGCACCACTTTGACATGCAAGGTGGATTGCAGTATTTCCGGCTGACCATCCTACAGGAAAGTCAATAGTATTTATGTTGTCGTCCTCTTCGACATATGTAATCCAGACACCAACATCCTTCTCCATCTTGTTACGAAGGTCAACCATGTCAAGGTCTGGATTCATCTTCATTGCCACCTCAATCTTCTCCTGTAGTGTCACAGGGTCTTTACCTGAGATAACACAACGGTCTGTGCGATGGGGTGTCTTGTGAACAAATGACTCTGGAATATCGTATCCCATGAACATCATCTCTGCAACATCAGCAGGAAGAATAGACCAGTTCGCAAACCAACACTGTGTGTCTCTCCAGTGATTAGACTGATAGATTTCCTGTTGCATGGCATAGTCAACTGCAACGAGGTTGTCAACCATAATGTCACGATAGATTGCATTGCATCCCCATGTGACAGCATCAACTCTATACTGTTTCTCACTGAACCACTTGCGTGACTCACCATTACCAATGACCAGTGATTTATTCATTCACAAATTCCTGTATCATGGGGAAGATAGGTGCAATTGCAACTGCACACTCTCTGGCAATCTCCATGTGTTCTTTCTGCGTTCCATGACCACTGCGAAGCTCGATGAAATGCACCCATGAACGAAGAGTTCCGTTCATATACATGCGGGACATGGTAAGACCCTCTGGTAGAACTGCACGAGCCTGTTCTTTTGCGATACCCTTACTGATTGCCCAGTTGTATGCAGAACGTGCGTCCTCAATCACCATCTCCTGTAGAGTGTCCCATTCCTCTTGTAGTTTGGGGTCATCAATCTCTACACTGTTCTGACGGTTCTTCTCGTCCTGTAGACGAGCCTCTCTGGTAACGAATTCCAAATCCTTAGTCGGGTCTGCATAACGCTGACTGAACTCTTGAAAAGAGAACGAGCGGTGACGCAATACCTGTCGTCCAATATCCCGTGTTGTCTCAATCTCAAGACACGCACTGACCATCTCAAGGGGTGACCAGTGTTTGTGTTTAATAAGATATCTAACCAATTTCTCGGCGGTATCTCTATTCAACTGATTAGAAGGATTAGATACACGGGCACAATATGCAATAAGGTCTTGTGCGGTATCTATACCAATGAACCCTTCTTTGGGTACTTGTGAATGTGATATAAGTTTTACTGTCATGATAATTTGTTTGTAGGTTTACTACCAGTAAAAATTCTGTGTTTGTTTTTATATTCCAACTCTGAAATACGTTCATCTAAACGTCTGTTCCAACGATAGTCCAAGATGCTGACCACAACTAGACAAATTATTGAAACACCTAAAAGAACATCTGCTATCATAAAACTCTCCTAGAGAATGGTGCCGCTGAGAAGATTCGAACTCCTGACCCATTGATTACAAATCAATTGCTCTACCAACTGAGCTACAGCGGCACTTCTCTCCTACTTGCGGTTACGATTAGGTCGGCGGTTGTTACGCATCATTGCGAGTTCCTTGACCCGCTCTGACAACTCACCGTTCTTCTTGGTGAGTTCTGCATTGTCCCACTGTAGGGACTTTACAGTGTTTTGAAGTTCGGCAACCTTTGCCTCAAAGAAACCTTCAACTCGTTCCATCTCTGGACTCCTCAATTAATGTTAATAAATTCATTCTATACTTATTCTTGTCAATTGTCAAGAACCTTTTATAATCATTCATAAATTTTTTTAGGTCAGGCCATACAATATCGTCCTCTAATAGTTTGTCCCAATTCTTACTGAAAGAGACTAACTCATCTAGAATGATGAGCGTCTCTAGTGATACACGCCCACCCAGAAACTCTTTAAGAAGTTTCGGGTGGTTGTGCTTCTTCACCTCAAATAGTGGTTCAAATTCCTTCACAAGTGGAGTCATCTCAACCACAAACATATCAAAAAAGTTACCCCGCTTCAACTTCCATGAGTTATAGTTCTCATCATTGAAGTTGGCGATGTAACCCTTCCTGTCCTTGATGAAGTTGGACAGAAAGTAATTCTTAACTTCTTCTTCTGACTTATATTTTCTGGATAGACGCACGAAGAACCCACGGTCCTTGCGCTTATAGAATGTGTCTCTGGAAATGCGAGTCTTACCTTTGTACTTCACAAAGTCATAATCAGTCTTTCCAAAATGCGCCTTGAAGGCACAGTACATCAAATATATGTCAATCGGTTCCATTACAGATACGCTTAGATACCCAATCAGTTAAAATGCAGGGGATTACCCCGTGAATGAAAAGAACAATACCCATTGACCACGCATGAAAGAGGTGTTTGAAATAGGTGGTGTTCTGTTCTTTAAGATGACTCATACGGGTAACTTAGCAGTCTTTGGTAAAAAATTTAGTTCCCTCGCATTTGCCTCAATCTTCTCTTTGAGACTTTTTGAGATAAGGTTCCCGACTGTATCGGGTTCGATGTTCTTACGGTAACAATAATCTAGTACTGCCTCCATGTGGGTAATACCCTTTTCATTAGCAATTCTTTCAATCTCTAGAGAGAAAGATTTAGCAGTGTTCAAAGTCATAAGTTCTCCTATTTTGTGCCCGTCATACCTTTGGGGGCAATTTTCTCACAAACCAATTGTGCAACAATTGGACTAATTACACTACCAACGAAAATACCAACGCCTGCTGGTGTAGCAAGACTTACACTAAGCATTGCAGGATTACACGTTGCAATTACGTTGACGATTACGTTGTTAAGTGTCTTCTTATTACAGTTTCCCTTTACGCCGGGAATGAGCCAAACGCTCTCTGTAATCAAACCACCAACTGCGGTTGCCATTGCAGCATTCGCACCTTGTGTGGCAATGTAACCAAGATAAGTTGTACTGACTGCTGTACTGGTAACTGTGCCGGGATCAGAAGGATTAGGTTTTGGTGTAAAATATGTAACACAACCAGTAGTCAGTGCAAGGTTCAAACCGATATAACATGCATTCGCATCAACCCAATCCCACGCTTCTGTTGCAGCCCATTCGACTGCCTCAACACCGTGACTCACTGCGTTACACGCTTCTTGAGTTCCCTTCTTCCATTCATCAGATGCAACATCAAATCCTTGCTTGGAATACTCTGTTGCCTGTGCAGCACAAGTGTCTGCGGTATGTTTAACTGCCTTGCTTGTATCATTTACAAGACCTGTAACGAAATCACTCGTCGCATTCGCAGCACTTGTTGCAGTATCTGCAACTGTATTTCCAACATCAGTTGCGGTGTCTGCAATCGCATTACCGGCATCTGTTGCAGTGTCTTCAATAGCCTTGCCAACATCAGTCCAAGACTTTTTCTTAAAGGGATTCCAACCCATAATATATCTCCTATAAAAAGTTGGGGAGCTGACCGTTGGCTCCCCCCGTGCGTATTACGGCGCAACCCGAGCATGATGATTGATCAATCTTTTTTATTTATAAACTCCTGTAGTTTCTCTGCTTGAGAGAGAACCTCATCAGGTGTGAACATCTTTGGAATGTACTGGTCAAAACTCTTGTACATATCCTTGTTGTCTTCTGCTGCCTTCTCAAATGCCTGCCATGCCATATTAGATGCAGTTTCATACTGTTTGTCAAGCATATCCTTTGCCATAGTCAGAAGATCAAGTCGAATCTCATAAGGTGTCTTAGCCATGATTACTCTCCCGCAAACTTTGCCATCTGACGTAGAGCAGCAGCCTCTTTGGGATACCCCTCACGTTCCATTT